TTTTAACTTACGGTAGAAGTTGAGGTTTCTCATGATCGGGAACGATCAGGAGTGAATCTTCAAAATTCCCTCACACACCTTTACGTGCGGCATTAACGTATGGGTTCTCCACCTCAGGACCATAAATCCCCGAGGTTCCTCTCAGTACTAGGAGTTGAGTCAAAAAAAAATGACCATCTCTCTACGTGCTTCCACAATGCTCCGGGACGATTAACCCCCAAAGTTCCTCCCTCGATCGACTAGTTACACATTCATGTGTGACGCTGCCCTAGTCTCCCTCGGTAGCCATCGATTCTGGCTCTTAAATGTAGGTAGTATCCCTTGCCAACGACGTTTAGACGTCACCGATCATTAACTAGGCCCCGTCAAGGGCTTCGTCATCGATTGGTAGGTAATACCGCACTAGAGACGGATCAATTAAGTCCATCATCCTCTCCTCCTTTCCCGATAGTCATGGATTCTGACTGTTACGGTTTCACCCACCGTTCCTATACCAATTGGTGAGCAAGAAAAAATCTCATCAATCCTTCTCCAATCGAAGCGGTACTTCCCTTCGTTTTTCTCTTCAGGGCACTTGGGGCTTGACATAGCCGAAGTGATTAGTAATAAGAACTCCACCCTTACCGATGTTACCTGGCCGAAGCTGGTATACAACAGGTGGCCACCACCACGGACAGGACCGTTGGGAATTACCCCACACAAAGCCTCCATCCTGTTTTAAACCTGGTGGACAATATTTACGACGTTCTTATTACCTCTCACTCCGACTCTCCCATTTGGTACAACAGTCGGGCTTCATCGATCGGACATACAAGCTTTAACATGCTCTTAAGTCGATCAACTGCCTCTAACTGTCTTTCCCTAACCCACCCTACTAATGCACACCATTGTCATGGTTCAGCGCTTTTGGGGCCTTAAACGAGGGAACATACCCACTCTTCATCTCCCTCCCTCATTCGTGGATGGCTGTCATCACAGCCACGAATAACTAATGAATCTAGTCTCAGGATTCCTAAAGAAAATAGGGCTTCCGTCATAGACTAGAATCGCTTTAGCCGCAGACATTAAGAAATGCCTGCGAGTGTTGTCTATTTGGACACAACACGCCAGGGTCTACCAGGTCTAAATTAACAATCCCTCTATAAAGACCAACTCTCTTTCTCTCGAAGCCCGATTTAACAGTCGATATCGATCGCAACTGTTTTCGTGACCCTTCGAGGATAAGAGTAGAGGTTGAGGGAAGACCATAGACACGTCTGGCGTGTTGTTCTAGCGTCAGGAGTGGGACGCGAGTTAAAGAGGAAGGGGGGGGGTAGTCTACCGGCGGGGTATATGCGACTATGTCATGCTTAAGGCCCAGACATTTATGGTCATATGGAGACCAGTCGCCAATTTCTCGAGGGTCCATTAAAAAATCACTACCAAAGAACTTGTTCAAAAGGAACCAAGTCGACTTAAGGTAGGTGAAGGACCAAGAGATCTCCCGTCGGTAACGGATATGAGAGGGGGGGGGGGGAGACGTATCGAATTGAGCATGGCGATTCTTTCTATCACCAAGCCGAGTTCGGAGAGGAGTAACAGGGCTATCATAGGGAGTAGAGTGGAGGAACACTTTACCCGAGCATGAACAATAGGCAGTACCTTGGACTGGTACGTTACACTTCAGGCATTTCTGCCATGAAGATGTCTCGTTACCAAACCAACGGAACAACCTTTCGTCCTTCTCTGTCTTGCCATGGCCATCACGCCAAATGGGGCAAGATACCTCAAGAACCTGTCGACCGCGCCAGTATTTGACATGAGCGCGGGTCACCTCTCTGTCGATCTCATCGACAATACTCAAGTAGTCCTCTCGAGGTAGAGGACCTACTTGGACCGGAATAGACCGGTCAACCCCAACGGAGGGGAAAGGGGGGGGAGGGGAGGAGATGATCTTTCGGATCCATCTCCGTTTTAAGAGGCGAGAAGCAAGGTGATCAGGGATAGACGCAGCCACAACACCACGGATTGCAATTTCGTATCTGCAAACGTGGTTAATTAACCAAAGCTGTGTGGACTTACGCATATGTTTTGTCCCCTGAATCACCTCGCCCAACAAGTCGCCACCGGTCGTCCTATTGGGGCGGAGAAAAGAGAAGAAGGACTTCGGGATGAAAGCCCCTTTGAGGTAATCGAAACATTGGGAATTTAACTCCCCATAACGATCAGATACCCCAGTCTTCTCCTCCTGAACGACTAATCCAAAGCGTGCCGTAATTTCTCTCCATCTCTGGAAGAATTTCTGGTCCCCGCAGAAGATACAGTCGTCTCCATTAAAACGACCAACTCTGTGACAGTGCCGCTGCAGCTTACATCCCTTGCTGCAATTATGGTTCGGTCTTGACATCTCGAAACACGCTTTATTAAGTAAACATAAAAGCGGAAACGAGACTAAATTGCCCATCATGCTACCTCGCATGACTGGAGTCAGACTACCATCCTTATTGACCACTGTCACACCCTTAAAACTACCGATGAGAACCTCTCGTTCTTCATCGGACAATAGACTCTCCTCAGCGATAACTGAGATAATTGTCTCGACGACATCAACGTGAATGTTGTCAGTCGCAGACGCATAATCTCCAGAAATGATCGATTCACCCTTCTTTCGATCATTTTTTACCGCCAGGAAATCTTTTTCCCCGACTTCTCCGCGCACCAACCAATTGAAAGAGGAAATATGATTGTACAGAGCAGTATGAACAGGCCTTAAAATCTGTTTAACATACGCATTTTGCATTGTTACAACTCTTATCTTCCCTTTCGACTTCGCAGTACCAAGACGTACATGATTATAGGGTAATGATCGATCTGGCATTGCTGCCAGCGTTCCCCCTAGAATCGATGTGTGCTCG